TACCAACAATATAACAACGATATGGTTCAAGACCTTCATTAGATCCAGCAAGCAAAGCTGCACTTGGAGCACCCATAAAGAATGTTGAAACACTAGAAGTTTCACCTTTAACTACACTGCAATCTATAATTTTGTAGTGAGAAGTTATACCTGCTTTAACTACATTGATTTTTACAACCAAATAGTCTGAAACAGATTGATCATGTGAAGCATTGCTAGCAGTTGTTATAGGAAGTTTTAATAATTGGCCTGGAAAAAGGAACTCTGGTTCTGTTCCATCATCACCTATTCCAGTAGCTGTTTGGCCATATGCTTTTCTTATATTACCATTGCTTAACCAATCAGTTCCAACTTCAAGAGAAATTGAATCTCCAGAAGCATCTGATGCTGCATTTATAGCAGTTGAAGTAGGTACACTAGCTGTAGCTGTATTATTATCATGTTTATTAACATAAACATATCTTTTTGTATATGATTCACGCTTTTCAGTAAATTTAAAGCTTGGATCATCTGTTGGCTTTTTAGAAACCATTGATACAAAACGGAAAAACGGATCTTGAGCTAAACTTAATTCAGATACTTTATCGCCAAAGTTATACTTTCTGCGAAGAGCACCTGTATTAAGAGCTGAAGCCGTACCCGTTAACGTATCATTTCCTGCACTGGTATAATTACTACCAGTCACGTTAAGAATATCAGACATTTGTCTATCTCCTATTTATTGATTAAATCGGATAGACTATAAAAATTTATAAGCCTAACCGAACAAGTTATCTACATCATTATCAAAGCCATTTATCAAATCAAACACTTCGTCTGATTCTGATCTCTGCTGACCTTGACTGTTCGCTCCCGATGCGGAAGTAGGCATATTACGGACATTCTTCATTTGATTTAACATATCTGCTTTTGTAGAATTAGCTACATTAGTATTGTTTTGATTTCGATTCAATAAATAATTTACATCATCTAAAGTCATAACATGCTGTTGTGCCTTTTCTTTAAAAGAGTTAAACTGATCCTCTGACATATTATTCTTTTGCATGAATGCTTTTTCTTCTGCAACTCTGGCTTGAGATTGCTGGATTTTTTGTGCTCTTTGTTTTTCAACATTAAGCATTTGTCCAACCCTCTGCTGTACCATTGAGTCAACATGTGCATTCATTACTTTAGCACTGTCAGAATCAGGGTCTGTTATATCGTTAGCGTCAAACACAAAATCTTCATCAAGACCTAATCGCTCTTGAACTGATTGTGCAGGTTTTCCACCATTTTTTAAGTAATCCCTTACATGATCCACTAATCCACTATCGTTTTTCATTGCCTCTAAAACAGGTACAAAAGGTTCAACACTTCTATACTGTTCAGACAACTTAACGGCCTCTCTACTAGAGTCTTCGTATCTTTTTTTCCAATCAGTGCCGTTATCTGTTGGAATTTCCACATTCTCGGAGCCAACGCTTTGTGTATTGTGGGTTACCTGTTCGGAGCCACTTATTTCTTGTTGGGTTACCTCAGCGGTTTCATCTATGATACCACCATTGACTTGTTGTTCTAGATCATTAAAAAAAGTTTCAGAGCCTTCATTAGTTTGTGCTTCTGCAGCTTCAAAAGAATCTGCTTGCATTCCAATTTCAGGGTTACCTTGACTTTCTGCTGTATCTGTCATCTTTTCTCCTTATTTAGGTTTATGTCAATGTGGATAGCTTAACTATTGCTGTTCTTACTATCCAAACTATTTTTTGCAGACTGTAACATGTTAGCCGCTTGTTGCTTTTGAGACTCTACATTATTAGACATTACATTCCGCAATAATTTTTGTTTGCCTTCAGTCTCTATAAATTCTTTACCCATTTGAGACTTAACTTCTTCTTTCTTTTTATTTATTTCTACATCAGCCTGCATTACTTTTTGTTTAATACCAGCTTGTACCAGCTGTCTTTCAAGCGTTTCAATAGCACCTTCCTTATCCTTAATAGCTTCGGATAATTGTTGTACTTGGCCTTGTAGTTGTGAGTATAACGATTTTCTTTTAACAATGTTTTCTTTATTTTTTATATCTGTTTCTGCTAATACAGCTATATCATCTACAACTCCAAGCTGCATTAATTGTTTTAATTCTTCTAAATATGCCCATCTATTAACTGGCAATGTAGATCCTTGAATAACTCTTACGTCATATTTAAGGCTTTCTATATCCATAGATTTACCAATTGCTTCACCCATGTCGTTATAAACAGGGATATTAATTTCTTGTTGTTTTTGTTCTTGAATAGCAGAAGGCTGTATTAATCTAAATCTTTTATATGCTGTATAAGTGCTTTGAGAAAACTGTAATACAATTTTACCTAACTGCACTAAAGCAGGTTCTATAGATGTATTCATCCATTGTTTAATTCTTCTAGTTCCATATTCATCTAAAGCTAACATCCCTCTATATGTTTCACCTGCTTGAGAACTATCACCCATCATAGAGCTATATACTCCAGCAAGATATTCCATATCATTTTTACCCTGTTGCACTATTTGAAAAAAAGCACTAGATAATGGAGCAGGCATAACAGGCGTAGGTCTTTCAACTCCAGGCCTAATAGGTAATAAAGCTCCAGGGCTTGAAGAATACTTTTCCCAAGTTTCTGCGTCTATAGACCCTTCTTCATACATCCATCTTAAACTAGAACCTAAAGATGCATTGTGTACCATTATTTGATGTGCTTTATTAATTTCTTGTTGTTTACCTATTAAAGGCGATACAGCTGATATAGGATACGGAGTCCCTGTCCATTTAAAATGAAATGGTACAATTGGATACTCTTTAATTGTATCTGGTAAAATAGTTTCATATAACAGCTTATCGCCAGCAACGCATGATTGTTTTATACGTGAAGAATAAAATTGAACTTTATCTACAATGTTTTTAGCTATTTGTGGATCTTTAATTAATATATTATATTCTTTTTCAGTAACTATTTTGTTTTCAATTTTAGAAGCTTCTGCTTGTAATTTACTCATACATTCTTGTTCAAATGCTTGTATTTGATTTTGCATCATTTGTTGAGCTTTTTGCATTTCAAGCTGAAAACGTTCAGGTAACATTTCTCCAGACTCTACAGCTTCTTGCATTTGTCTTTGTTGCTCCATTAGTTCTACTTGAGCTTCGTTTTGCATTTCTTGAACTTGTACATCACATTGTTGTTTTATTTGCATTAACTGCTCTTCATTAGGAGGTATACGATAAAACAAACTAATATAAGACATTTTAATTTTTTCATATACTTCAAAAAACTCTACTAATTGATCTAGTTCTCCATCTGCTTTTATTGCATAATCTTCGCCTTGTTGATCATTGTGCGCAAATAGTTTTTGATCTTCATCGCCCATAGATCTATTAGAATAACTATTATAACCATTTTCATCACTGTTAGATTTAGATATTTTAGCTTTATGATCTGGAAAAATTTTCATTAAATGATTTTTAGGCAATACTTTTCTTATCATTATATATGCAGCATCACTAAATAACATATCTCTTGATTTAGGATCAATAAAAACATCAAAAGGTTCAGGTTGTTGTATAACAACTTCTCCTAATCCATTATCTGCATCTTTATCAACAGTTACTAATAAATAGCCTATACCTTTAGTTACACAATCATTAATAGCATTAGTGTATAAAGTAGAGCCATTAGAATTGTGCCATACATAATCAGTAAGATCAGAAAAAACAGAAGCTACATCAGTATCACTACCATCTACACCAACAGCTTGCCACCTAGGTGATTTAGCAGTAGCATAAAAATTAAGCATTTCTACTACTGGTAAAATTCTATTAATTGTAAAAGTAGGCATTCCTTGCTCTTGTAAAGCCATTTTATCATTAGCAGCTAATTGTTCATCATGAGCAAATTCATAACCTTTTTGATTAATTTTTTGCCACTGCCTTCTAGTTGTATTATCTGCTAAGTTATAAAGTTGCCTTATTTGATCTACTCTTTTACTTTTTTTTGCCATTGTATATCCTTTATTGTATTATTGTGTAGGCTCTTCTTCATGTTTTTCTAAATTTTTTTTTATTTCTTCCGAGGTAGGCTCATCTATTAAAAGACCAAAATCTTT